GCAATCGGATAGCAAGGCGGCAGGTAGATGGAACACGAACAAAGGTGGCGAGTATTTCGCTATCGGTGTTGGCGGTGCAGTAACAGGTAAAGGTGCTGACCTTCTTATTATCGATGACCCCCACTCGGAACAAGAAGGCGCAAGCGCGGATATTAATGTTTTCAACCGAACATATGAGTGGTACACATCTGGTCCTCGTCAGCGTTTACAGCCTAATGGTTCAATCGTCATGGTAATGACACGATGGCATAACAAAGACCTAACAGGTCAGGTAGTAGATGCAAGCATAAAGCGTGGCGGTGCAGATGAATGGGAAGTCATAGAACTTCCTGCAATCATGCCATCAGGGAATCCTCTTTGGGCAGAGTTCTGGAGAATGGAAGAACTGCAAGCACTTAAAGCTGAATTACCTAACAGCAAGTGGATGGCTCAGTATCAACAAGACCCTACTTCAGAAGAAGGCGCATTAGTTAAGCGTGAGTGGTGGCAGTCTTGGGAAGGAAGAAACCCACCTCATTGTGAGTTTATAATTCAAAGTTGGGATACAGCCTTTCTAAAGACACAAAGAGCAGACTATTCTGCTTGCACTACATGGGGAGTCTTTTACAAAGAAGATGCAGATGAAGGTTTAGTAGTACCACATCTAATACTATTAGATGCTTACAAGGAAAGGTTGGAGTTTCCGCAATTAAAAAAGAAAGCGTTAGAAATGTATAACGAATACAGACCAGATGCTTTTATTGTTGAAGCCAAAGCCGCAGGTATGCCATTGATCTTTGAATTAAGACAAGTAGGTATACCTGTTCAAGAATACACACCAAGTCGTGGCAATGACAAAGTATCTAGAGTAAACGCAGTATCTGACTTGTTTGCTTCAGGTGTTGTTTATGCGCCAGCGACCAGATGGGCGGAAGAGGTTATTGAAGAGTTTGCTGGCTTTCCAAATATGGAACATGACGATTTAGTTGATAGCAGTACGCAAGCTCTGTTAAGATTTAGACAAGGTGGGTTTATACCCATTGAGTCTGATGAGGAAGATGAACCTTTAGAACATAACAGGATAGCCGCTTATTACTGATGAGAATATTTTTAACGACATATGAAGAAGATGGTGTTGAGTATGCAGGACCAAACATTCATGCTTTGTCTTGGAAGATGGCTAGGCAACTAGCTGAGTTTCATGGATTGACTGTTTCTGGAATACTTACAGATGTTGTAGAAGAAGAAGTTTCTTTTGATGATATTGTGGATGATTTGCAAATGGCATTTACCCTACAAGATTTTTTCTACGATGTAGACACCCAATATAAAACAATACACTAGGATTAAATATGGCTATAGAGCGAACACCAGCTACACCTGTAGAGGGTACAGTTGAGCAAGAAATGGAGGAAGAAATCTCAATAGCTATTGAGAACCCTGAGTCTGTATCTATTGAAACAGATGATGGCGGTGTAATAATAGATTTTGATCCTAATGCCCAAGAGATGGGCGATATATCTTTTGATAGCAATTTAGCAGAAGTTATAGATGACAATGAATTAAACTCTTTAGGAAAAGAATTAATCGAAGCCTATACAGGTGATAAAGAAAGTAGAGCTGATTGGGAAGAAACTTATACAAAAGGTTTAGATCAACTTGGATTAAAGTTTGAAGATAGAACAGAGCCGTGGGCAGGTGCTTGTGGTGTATTCCATCCAATGATGTCTGAGGCAGTAATCAAGTTTCAATCTCAAGCTATATCAGAGATGTTTCCAGCTCAAGGTCCAGTTAGGACTAAGATAGTAGGAAAGAATACTACAGAAAAAACAAAGCAAGCAGAAAGAGTGCAGGACTATTTAAACTATTTGCTTACTCACCAAATGAAAGAATACAGAAGTGAAACAGAAAGAATGTTGTTCTCTCTGCCACTTGCTGGTTCTGCATTTAGAAAAGTTTACTTTGATCCAACATTGAATAGACCTTGTTCTTTGTTTGTACCAGCAGAAGATGTAATAGTTAACTATGGTGCAAGCGAGTTAGATACTTGTGAAAGAGCTACTCATGTAATGAGGAAGTCATCTAATGATGTAAGAAAGATGCAAGTAAATGGTTTCTACAAAGATGTAGAACTTCCACAAGCCTCACATAATGCAAATGATATTGCTAAAAAATATGATGAGATGACAGGTGAAGTAGATACTTATAACCTAGATAATCGTCATATGTTACTTGAAATGCAGGTCGATCTTGATCTTTCAGGTTTTGAAGATACAGATGAAGAGGGCAATGAAACAGGAATAGCCTTACCTTATGTAGTAACAATGGATTATCCTAGTGGCATTATCCTTAGTATCAGAAGAAACTACTATGAAGATGATCCACATAAAGTAAGAAGATTGCACTTTGTTCATTACCAATACCTTCCGGGAATTGGTTTCTATGGATTTGGACTGATACATATGATTGGCGGTTTAGCTAAATCAGCTACCAGTTTATTAAGACAGCTAGTAGATGCTGGAACATTGTCTAATCTTCCGGGCGGTTTAAAGGCTAGAGGTCTTAGAATTAAAGGGGATGACACACCTATCATGCCCGGAGAATTTAGAGATGTTGATGTTCCCGGAGGTGCTATCAGAGATAATATTACCTTCTTACCTTACAAAGAACCATCTGCAACTCTTTATCAGCTACTACAAAATATAGTAGAAGAAGGCAGGCGATTTGCAAGCATATCTGATATGAAGGTATCGGATATGAATAATCAAGCACCAGTAGGTACTACACTTGCTTTGCTTGAAAGAAACATGAAAGTAATGAGTGCGGTGCAAGCAAGACTTCATGCCTCACTAAGAAAAGAATTAGATATACTGGTAGGTATTGTTAAAGACTTTACTGAACCATCTTATCCTTATGAAACAGATGAAGATGAAATGATAAAAGCATCTGACTTTGATGATAGAGTAGATGTATTACCAGTATCTGATCCTAATGCCGCAACTATGGCGCAAAGGATTATGCAGTATCAAGCGGCAATGCAACTGGCTACTACAGCACCACAGATGTATAACTTGCCAGAACTGCACAGACAAATGCTAGAAGTGTTAGGTATTAAGGATGTTGAAGATATAGTTCCATTAGATGATGATATTAAACCAGTTGATCCTATTAGTGCTGTATCTAATCTTATTAATGGTAAACCAGTTAAAGCATTTATTACTCAAGACCATGATGCACATATTCAGACTGTAGCTTCTGCACAGCAAAATCCAGAAGTACAACAGCTATTATCTCAGTCGCCTAATGCTCCAGCTATACAAGCGGCGGCTTCTGCTTATGTAAATGAACATTTAAGCATGAAGTTTAGAAAAGAAGTAGAAAGAGAGATGGGCATTGAATTACCTCCAGAGGGAGAACCAATGCAACCAGAAATAGAAAAACGAATTTCAGACCTTGTTGCTCAAGCCGCACAAAGAGTAGCTATGACTTCTCAAGCGCAAGCAGAGCAACAAAGAGTACAAGAACAAATGAAAGACCCATTAATTCAAGCCAAGCAACAAGAGGTCGCAATCAAGCAAGCTGAAGCACAAAGAAAAGCACAAGAAGGACAAGCTAGAATATTACTTGATGCGGCTAAAGCTAAAGCAAATAAAGAGCTTGAAGAAAAACGAATCTCTTCTCAAGAAGAAATAGCAGGTATGAATGTAGGACAGCGTATTGCTAGTGATTTGCTATCAAATGAACAAATGGATAAAAAAGCGGAAAGAGAAGATTACATAAAAGGTCTTGACATAGGAGTAGGTATAGCGAAAGATATCAGTAAGAATGAAAAGTGATATCACACAGCAATCACTCTCAACCTTTTTAAAGTCAAGATTGAGAGAAATAATGAATCAACACGCAGATCATATATCTACAGGAGCGTGTAAAGATTACAGCGATTATCAAAAGATGGCTGGAGTTATCGAGGGATTAGCACTCGCAGAAAGAGAAGTGTTAGATTGGCAGGAGAAACACTTAAAAGAATAAGGACTCGACCCTAAAGTCGTGCAAAAAATATGGCAGAAAAAATTAAGAAAGAAGAACCACCTATAGAATTAAATACCCGAAAGCAATTACCAGAACCTAAAGGTTGGAAGATATTAGTTGCTATGCCTGTAGTTAAAGAAAAAACAAAAGGCGGTATTGTAAAAGCATCGTATACAAAAGATATCGAGGAATCATCTAACATATGTGGATATGTGATGAAGCTCGGTCCAGATTGTTATAATGACGAAAGAAGATTTCCAAGCGGAGCTTGGTGCAAGAAAGGCGATTGGGTTGTATTTAGAGCTTACTCTGGCACTCGTATAGAAATGTACGGACAAGAGTTTCGTTTAATTAATGA